CCGTTGCCTGTACTAGCCGCACCACCACCGCCACCCGCATAATAAACTGGCGACCCAGTGATTGATGATTGAGAACCGACGCCGCCCGCGCTGCCAGCGCCGCCAGCGCCGCCAATAGCACCCGCGCCGCCACCGCCACCTGCGGCGTTTGCACCGTTACCTGCGCCACCTGCAAACCCTTGTCCTGTTGTTCCAGAACCTGCTGATGCACCGCTACCGCCCCAGCTCCCGCCACCTGAGCCGCCAGATCCGCCTACGCTAGTACTACCGGAACCATAACCGCCACCCAAAGCAGTGAAAGAGCCAAAAACAGAATTTGCGCCAACGGTCCCAACAAGAGCAGGGCTTACGCCACCTGCTCCGCCAGCGCCAACAGTGGCTGTGTAAGTTGTCCCCGGCGTAAGAGTTGCTGTGCTTGCAAGTAATCCGCCTGCGCCACCGCCGCCGCCCTCCCAAGATGAGGATTTACCCGGTGCGCCGCCGCCACCACCCGCGACAACAAGATATGATGCCGTGTACCCTTGGCCTAAACTTGTTGCGACAAATGCAGAATAGGCTATCCATCCCTGTGTCGAATCAATATAAACAAACGCGATACTTTCGCGAGCTACATTCAATGTAGAATTGATGGCTTGACCACCAATGTTAGAGCCATTGCGGGCAACCGTGCAGACATTTGAAGCAAACGTCCCTGCATAGTCAGTTATCTGTACGGCTTGTCCAGCAGTCGGCGATGCAGGCAACGTGACCGTCACCGCGCCAGAGGTTGTATTGACCGGGTACGCATTGCCAGCACTTGCTGTGAAGTTTGCCGCTTGTACAGACTGCCATGTAAGCCCGCCGCCACCGCCGCCACCAGATTGCGCAACCCAAGACGTGTTGCCAGACCCGTCTGTTGACAGAACATATCCAGACGTTCCGTTGGAAGACGGAAGAACAAAGCTTGTTGTGCCCGCAACTGCTGGGACTCCAACCGTCACCGTGCCGGATGTTGCCCCGTTCATCAGTACGGTTGGGGTCGTCACCGAAGTTGTGAACGTGACGGCTTGGGACGTTCCAATAGTCACATTGGCACGGCCATTTGCACTGTCGTCAGACGTTGCAATAACGGCGTTATTTCCAGGTATGAAGTTATGAACTTGGCGAGTGCCGACCGCTACGCCATTGTTTTGCACGGCAACAAGTTGCTGAGTGCTGTTAGCCGTCACAGACAACGTTCTGTCGGCAGTCAGGTCGCCGCCGCCCGTCAAACCCGTGCCGGTGCTGATAAGCCTGGTGTTCGGAACCGCTCCGCTTACCGACCCGACCGCGATTGAGATCGCCGTGTTTGACGCCGATGTAAGACGCCCCTGCGCGTCAACCGTGAAAGTTCCGACGGTACTTGCATTGCCGTAGCTCCCTGCCACAACTGCCGTGTTGGCGAGATTGGTTGTAACCGCAGTTGAACCGTTAAAGGAAGTACCTGTTAGGCCAGTGCCTAACGTTAGCGTTCCGACTGTACTTGCCGTTATTGTTCCAGACCCGCCCAGACTAATGGCTGTGCCGTTGATGGTGACGCTGGAATTTGTGAGACCAGAATTGGGAATGGTCGTGTTGATAGCCGAAGCCGGGATGCTGATTGCAGCATTTGCCGCCGCCGTAAGTTGTCCTTGTCCGTTGACCGTAAATGTCCCAACAGTGGCGGCGTTCCCGTAAGAACCAGCGGTTACAGCCGTGCTCGCAATGCTGATGGTTCCGGTTGTTGTGATAGGCCCGCCAGTGAGCCCCGTGCCCGTACCAACGCTGGTTACGGTTCCTATTCCAGCAGTAGTTATGGAAACGTTAGACGCGCTGGTAATTCTGCCTTGAGCATCAATGGCAATTTGAGCGACATGCGTTCCGTCGCCGTATGTACCGGCTGTAACGGCGGTATTTGCCAAATTGACGGTGACGTTGGCGTTTAACCTTCCACCGCCAGACAAGCCAGTTCCGGCCAAAACGTATGTTGTGTTAGCAGTTGCACCAACATCATTAGCCGTCAAAACAACGACGCCGTTTTGACCGTTTACCGACACAACTCCGTCTGTGTTATCAATTTTTTGCCAGATCGTTCCATTAAAAACGGCCCAATCGTTGACTTGCCAATCAGTGATGCCGTTAAGGTTTGTCGATCCGGCAACCGATACAACGTAATAATATCCTTGAGTTCCAACGCTTGAGGTAAGGGTTGGCGAGTTTGAGCTGGCATTCCATAGCCCTTGATAAACTAGAGCGCCTGGAGTGCTGCCGCCACCTGTACCACCGCCTGCAACCTTAAGCATAACAACCTCACAGACCGTCGCCTGGCGTAATGTATATCACAGCCGAGCCAGATGCCGTTATAGCCGTGAAATACGCATTTCCCTCAAACGTCAGGATTTCATCCGTGTTCGGAAGGAGAGGTATGCTGAACTGACTGCTGGTCACAATCAGAGCATTGTTGCTTGCATCGCTGCTGGTAGACCCGTGGCTAAGAAATGCCACCACAGTCCCGGTGTTGATGATGCGGTACTGGGTTCCCGCAATGATGCGAGACGCGGCCTGGACCGGCGAGGGGGCGCTGGTTGCAGCCGTGAAGGTTACTGTGTTTCCCATAGGGGTAAATGCTTGAATTCCCATTATGCGCTCCAGGGAAGAGGCGGCGTCACCACCGGGGGGTTGATTTGATTGGCTATGTTCGTGGCAAGATTTGCTTCAATGCTGGCAACCTGTTCGGTGCCAAGCGCCGTCTGCACCCAACCAACAACCTGAGCCTGCGTCAGGTCAGCGTAAGGAGTGTATGGCGTACCCGCGACGTAAGTGACACCCACAGTACCGTAGCTGGTGGCGTTGTAAATGCCATCCTTAGCATTGACACGCCAGTGAACAGTGAAGACCACATCCGTCTGGCCCTCAGCCTGCGGATAGCAATCCATCTGTTGAATGATCCAAGTGTTTGTCACGCTCATTATTTAGCCTCCAGCGCAGCGAGACGGGCCTCAAGCGCGTCGTTCTTGGCGGATAGTTCTTGGATAGCGGCGACGAGGTGAACGACGATCTTGGAGTAGTCAACGCCCTGTGGCTTGATGGAGCCGTCTTCGTTGACGGCATCTTTCTCGCCGGTAACTGCGCGGGGAATGGCTTCTTGCAGTTCATGGGCAATGAAACCTTCGCCAGCGGCTCCGTCAATCTTCCAATCATAAGTGACGGGTTTTAGCGCGCCGATGGTTGTTAGCCCATTACACAACGGCGCAAAATTTTCTTTCATCCGGTAATCAGATGAGGTGTTATAAGAAACAGTTGATGTTTGTTGATTAATATAACCGGACGTTCCTCCAGAACTGTTTTGGAATAAAATCACTTGTCCATTATATGTTTCGTTTGCTGATTTTGTAACAATTGCAGACAATGTTGTTGGGTTCCACAACAAATTAAATTTATTTCCACCGTTTGTAAGACCAAGTTGCAAATTTCCACTTGAGTCAACGCGCATACGTTCATTGGAATTTGTACTAAAAAGCAGCGTTTCTGTTATTCCGGCAGATCCAGTTGAACCATAAACAGTTATAAACGTTGTTGCAGTTCCAAAAGTGCTGGCCGTTGCTAATCCATAATAATTGGATGCAAGAGTAGAGCCTGAAACCTGCAATTTTTGGGACGGCGAACTTGTCCCAATCCCCACATTCTGGCTTGTATCAATCGTCATCGCAGTCGTGCCAGCCGACTGGATGGTCAGTGGTGTTGCGGCAGGACTGGTGATAGTCGTAAGGCCAACCGTCCCGTTGCCAATACCGTTGATGGTGTTGACCACAGTAGCAAAATCGCTGTCCAGATTGGACAAGGGAATAGATGTGGTTGCGCTGGCAAACGTATATGGAATTGTGATCGGGAGCGCCATCAGAACCTCACTCTTTGTTCGTATTCCATTTCCATCGTGTTGAGCGTAAACGACGGCTGGGACGATGTTATCGTAAGACCGAGATATTTTCCATATTGCTGCGCATCAGACTTGTAGAGCTGATACCCAGAACCACCCGCCCAAGTAACCGTAACATTAAAATTGTTTTTCCAACCAATTGTGTTGCCAAGATAATTGGTCCAATAAACCACATTGGACAGGATATATGTCGGGCTTGTGTTTGACTCACTGTCAACGGTGACGTTCAAAATAACATCTTGGCTTGATGTCACTTCAACCGCAAATTTGAGGGCTTGTTTGGTGCGTATTGTGTCCTGCATGGGCCACAAGGCGCTTTTGATTGTAGTGTTAATGTTTGATGTGCTATCCGAATACAAAGACAGAAGATTGGTGTTGCCTGTCCCATAAAGGTACAGCTTCTTGGCCGTAGAAACGGGCGTAACGTGTTTCAACGTACCTTGGCTGGTTACAAACCACTTCTTGTCAAAAAACACGAGCTGAATAGGACGAGTGCCCTGCACAGGATCGTTGTAGTAAACGTTAAACGCCGCACACAGGATATTATTGACCAGCACCTGTCCGCCAGAGATCGGCTGCGTAAAGTCAATAAGCGGGAACACGCCATCCAGTGCATCAGAAATTTTGCTGACTGTTGCGCCAATCAGAGCAAAGATGCCGTAGTCATTGATAAACAACAACGAGCGAAAATACGGGAATATCCCGTCGTAGTATACCGATCCCGTTGATGCCGACACGTTTGTGTTTGTGAACAACGTGTTTCCGGTGGTTGCGACGCGAACGTCCGAAAAAACGTTGATGCTATCGTCGCCAAAAACATACAGAAAGTTATTGGCCGAGATCAGCGCAGAAATGTTGCTGTGCAACGTATCGTCAGTAATCTGAATGTTTCCCGCAGAGATGCTGACAAAATCATTGTACTGACCCGCAGCACTGTAAAAGACAGTACGGCCCTGGGACAACCACACGCGCCCCTGAAAGCTGGATACGTCTGAAAGGCTATCGCTCGTCAGAAGCGCGGTCGCAGTCGCGGCTGTCGTTGGGCTGCCACCACTAAAACTGACATTGGGAACCGTTGTGTACCCGGCTCCAGGGTTGGTCACAATGATTTGAGTAACTTGGCCGCCAAACACAATAGCCGTTGCAGCAGCGTTTGTTCCGCCTGAAGGGGCCGCGTCAATTACAACGCTGGGCGTACTGGAGTACCCCGTGCCACTGCTCGTAACCAAAATACCAATGGTTCCGGTTTTGAACGTAAGCGGGCCTGCTACCGCAGCAGCTCCAGAGCCTCCACCGCCGCTAAATGAGATTGTTGGGGCGCTGGTATAGCCAGAACCCGCGTTGGTGATTGATAGGCTGCTAACGAGGCCAGAACCAATAACAGCCGTTGCAGCCGCAGAACCACTTGAGAATGTAACGGCGGGCGCTGAAATGTATCCGTAACCAGGACTGGTAATTTGAATAGACGACACGGCGCCGCTGGTGATGCTGGTCACAACCGCCTGCGCTTGAACGCCATAAGGGCTCGACGGGGCGGCAATCGTAACGCTGGGGAAGCTGGTGTAGCCAGAACCGCCGCTGGTAATGTTGATATTTGTGATTGTGCTGGCGGCGTTAGAAATTGACGCCACAATTGTTGCTTGAACTCCGTTTGCCTGGTTGGGAGCGCTTACCGTCACGTCTGGAGGCGTCGTGTACCCTGATCCGGTCGCAGTAATGCCTACAGACCCTACAGACCCAACAGAAATCAAGTCAATCGCGTTCCAAGTAAAATATCCCTTGGACGGATCGGATATGATGGCCCGGTCATTCTTCCATTGCTTCATTCGAACGCCAGTTGCGCTGAATGTGCCCGCAGTAGCCAGCGTACCCTTGGTAAGGGTATCCATCTTCAGGTATTCGGCCCTACCATCGGCTTCAAAGGCGACGATGTAGTCAACATTCTTAATGTTGCAGCTATAAATCGAGGAAACTGTGTTGTCCCACGCAAGCTCGGAGCCGCTGACTTGGACAGTTGAAGAGGTTCCTACGGTTTTCAAATTGCCAAAGCCGATTGGCTGAACGTTTTCAAGCCAAGCAAACTCTTCGTTATCAAGAGCCGTTCTGTTAGGGCGCGTGTTGAGCCCTTTGAAAGCTTTGACAACTTGGTAGTTCTTTTTTTGTTCAGGTGACGCTGCCATGTCAGTAAACCTGACTGTAAACGTCCGGTATCCGGCGTTGGAACGAAGTTGCCAAGGCGTTCTGAACTTTTTTCAGGTATTCCTGTTTGAAGATTTCCGCCTCGCCATAGCTCTGCTCTTTGTACTTGGCAGTGCCAGCCGCATAATAAGGGACGGGCTGCGTGTAAGGCAACGGAATAGTTTCAACGTCGCTCAATGCAACCAAATCAGTCGGCTGCACGATTGTGTCCAACTCAATGGTGTAGGTTTGATCTGGAACCGGCCCAACGTAGAAGCTTTGGCTGCCGTAGATCGAATAGCAGATGGGGCGACCGATATAATTTTGCCAATAACGCAACTGGCTGTTGAATTGCGTCCACGGTTGATAACGCAGCGGCACGCGTGAGTTACCCCAATACAAATTGAAGTTCACGATGTCGAGCGTGAGAGAGCCCTGCGGCAAAGACGAAAAGGTATAAACCTCTTGGCCTTGGACGACTGTGCTGGTCTGAATGAGACGGTTAACGCCAGTATCACGAACAAGCCTATTGCGGGCATCGTTGATGTAATCTGTCAGTTCTTGGTCAGACCAAAAGTTTGCATTAGCGTCGTGCAGCAACCGGCGGGTTGTTGTGATGTAGCTTTGTAGCGTCGTCATTTACGCCCCACATCATGCGGCTGCCTGCGTCCCTTTTCCCCGCTCCAGTTTGTCAAGAACTGGAACGGGGAATTGGCCTACCGCTGGGGACGTTGCGCGATAGTCCTTTGGCCGTTGCTCTGTGATTTCGAACTTAGAAAGTCGCTCATAAGCCTGCGGCAAATCATTTGAGTCTTTTGTCCAGCCGAAGCGAACCACAAACTCAAACTTGTTGTCCAGGCGATACCCAAAAAGGTTTTGAGCAACATCGTATGGCACTTCCACCGGCTTTGATGGGGGGAAGTTGTAAGGCTTCCCATGCCACTGACTTGTTAACTCTTTATCCGTCTTGTTTACCACCCAGACATTGTTCATCAGAAGCTCACAACGTCGCCGTAGAGAGACACCTGGCAAGCCGTATTCGCCACATTTGCCGTCACGTTCACGAAGAGCGCGTTGGCGTTGAAGACGATGGCCGCAGTGTTGGCATTCAAGCCGGAGCCAGGCGTCATATCGACGTAGCTGGTTCCGTTTGTAAGGTTGGTCAACGTCACCGTGCCCGTCACCAAATTAGCGCCGTCGTTAGACGTGCCAATGGTGATGTTTGCGGTTGCCGCGCTGGGGACAGAACCACCCGCCGTATTGTAGAGGTTAGACACCACAATACGACGAAGGATGTAGCCACCCGAGCCGCCCATACCGCCATTAAGAAGGGGCATGATGCCTACAGCGTTAGCCGTAGCCGACAGAGGAACGTTCTGAGCCCTGGCAATTCGAAAATTGCCAAAGCTGTCTTGAGTATTTTGGCCTACTGCATCAGGATTAGCCATGTGTCACCTCAAGTTGCGTTGAAGGTGCCCGTAGCAGCCTGACCGCCGTTAACGGTGAACAGCGTGACCGTCTGAGTGCCGGTAGAGGCGTTAGCGCGAACGCTATAACCGTCCGAAACCAGAACAGGGGCAACGGTGTTCGCCGCAACAAGCGTGGTCCAAGCGTTCGCACTACCAGTGTAGTAGTTGAACTCAATGACCACGTTGGCCGTCGAAGGATAAACGTACAGGCCAGCCGGGATGTACTGCGAGTTGATCATTGCAGTTGCGTTACCCGCGCCGACGTTGGAAACAACGACAGGCTCAAAGTAAGCGCCAGCCGTGTTGGCAACCGCGTTCGCAAGAACGATCTTGTTAAGAGCAAGAGACATTGGTCATTCTCCTCAGAGGCTAAGAGAGTTGTAACCAGTCACCTTAGTCATAGACTTCGGCTTCGTGTTGACAAGCTCTGCAATGTTGATGACCGCGCCGACGTAGCCAATCTGCCAGTTGGGCAGGGTGCTCTCGAAGCCCGTGAACACGAACTGGCCCTGCTCATGGATGTAGAGCGAGAGGTAGTTGGTGTTGAGAAGGTACAGCGTACCCTCGGGGCAGTACGGGTCGGGATAGATCGGAACGCCAGCGACCATGAGGGCGCGGAAACCGGCCTGCGGGCCATTTGAGTCGCCATCAAAACCCGAACCGGGGGTGATGACATACTGTTCCTGACCAACATAGTCCTGCGCAAGCAGGGTCCAGGTGCCGAAGCCGCAGACGCCAAACGTGGGCACTTCCGCGCCGTACTTGACGGTGCCGGAGATGTACTGAAGGACGTTCTGACGGGTCGGGTTGACCGAGCCAGCAGCGTAAACCTTCGAGCGCCACCAGGGGTTTACAGTCGAAGAACGGGTGATATTGCCGTAAGTGGCAGTACCAGTGCCGTCATCCACCGCAGCCGGGAGGCCGGTGAACTGCTGGGTGTTGGTGGTGTTGGTGTAGAGGGCCGTCGCCATCGCATCCATCATCACGTTGGTCGCATCGTTCATGCGAGCCTCAATGAGGGGGATGATCGCGTGGTCCTGCTGAACCGCACCTTCCATGCCGAGGAACGGCACGGGAGCAATCATAAGCTTAAGCGTAAACTCAGCGTTGTACGCGCCCTGCTGGACGGACGGCTGAGCGAACGAGCCGCTGTAGTCCGACCACTGAGCGTTAACAAACTGAGCACCCTGCACAGGAACGGTCACGGAGGACACACCGCCCGTAGCCGTCTGGCTATTAGCAATGAGCGCCGCCATGAGCGGTGTTGAGTTGTAGATTTGCACGACCATCTTTGGGATGAACGCGCGACGGGTAACGTAAGTCAGTTCTGTGAACTGGTTACTACCCGTAGTGGGGAGAATGCCGCCACCGATTGCCATAGTTTACCTCATCGTTTCTAAAGTGACACTCGTCCCCGTCACACCCTCAAAGACCAATTGGCCTTGGACTTTTGCGGATTTCGTTAAACGCTTCTGCCGCGACTTCACGCGCAGCCCTTACATGATTGCCGCCCATAAACCTTTTCAGGGTGTTCTGAGCAGCGTCGTCAATCACGTTCCGACTGAACATCTTTTGGGGCGTAGGCGTTGCCGCCTGGCGCATCCAATTGTAGTAGTCTGCGGCAGACTCATGAGAAGTAATGCCCTTTTCCAGCATGATTTTCTCAATCTCCGCAATGTCTTCTTCCTTGACGCCTTTGCCGCGAACGAGTTTGTTGCGACGACGCTCCAGTTCTTCCAGCGCATCCCTCTCACGGAGCTTGCCTTCAAGCTGTTCCATGCGAGATTGGGCTACATCAAACCGCGAAGACATATCATCCTTAAGGTCAATCTCACCGATTGGCATATTAGGACGAGCAGTCTTCGTCAGGCGAAGGAACCCCTCGCGAGTGGCCGGGTTATCAGCCAGTTCGCGAGCGAGCGCCGCGAGTTCATCTCGGGCTTCAGGTGTCAGGTCTTCAAGCGATGCCATTTACGTCCCCTTTGGTATTAGATGACTTTCTTGCCATCACCCGGCGGCTTGATGCCGTACTGGTTCTTGCTTCCGGTCTTGGAAGCGCCAGACAGGCCGCCCATGTGGGCAAAGCGCGGCGGATTGGTAATCGTGCCGTTCTGCTGCTGATCGGTAGTCGGGTTGCGGGGCTTGGAAGCGCCGCGAGGCTTGAACACGTCCATGGTATTCTCCTTACATCGGTGACGGTGCGCCGCCAGGTGGCATACCCGGTGGCATTGCGGGGGGTCCACCTGCCGGGGCTCCGCCGGGAGGCATTGCGGGTGGCTGCGGACCCATAAGGCCAAGGTTCGGGGGGCCACCGGCAATCGCACGCGAAACCGGGGAACCACCGCCCGCCTGGGGCAAATTCTGAAGGAGCTGTAGGATTTCGGCGCTTTGAAGCTCGTTGGTCTTCTGCTTTTTGGGGCCGAGCACAGAAGAGAGCTTAGAGAGGGCGGACATCAGGCTCTGACCCTCGGGGGTCTCAGAGCCAATGGCCGGAAGGGATTGTTCGATCAGATCAAGAGCCATGCTCACATTGATCATCGCCGCTTCCCGTTGGCCCTGCTTAGGTTCGGGCGTCGACATCGGGGAAGGCATGGGGGGAGGGCTCATAGCAGGACCAGCCCCAGGAGGCGGAGCGCCGTCCTGTTGGCTTTGCATCAGAGCCATAATATCCTGATCAGCCATGTGATTTACCTCTATTCACAGACATCTGCTGTGAAACTCAGACAAATGTCAAGGGAGGGGTTTGTTTTAGTTCCGCCCCTCCTCGGAACGCTCTTTGGTCGCTATACGGGACTAACCCGTATGTTAGTTAGCGACGAGCCTTACGACCCTTGCGACGCATGTGCGCCTCCATATTTAGAGGGGGGAAAGGATGAGTAACGAGCGCCCGCTACTGCGGGAACTCATTAGCGCTTGGACTTACGACCCTTACGACGCATTCACGCCTCCTGTTGCTGGTGTGATCGTCCCCAAAACTCTTTACTTCCGGCGGCTACGACGAGACCGCTTGACAGCTTTGTACATTAAGCTCTCCTCATAGGTCTATCTGGGCGCGTCGGCTGACGGCCCACCATATTCCTAACATTAGAGACCCGATATTGTATAGATGCGGGTTTTTGAGTCATAGAGACATCGCGCCCCGTAGCGCGCGGCTGATCTCCGGTTGTGACTTGACCTTGACTAGCCACCAGACTTTTTCCCCTGTTCGGGCGGAGGAGGCTGCATAGCCTTCATGTGTTCCGCCTTCTTCAGCTTCTCTTTGAGCATCTGCTTCATCGGTGGATCGAGCATATCAATCAAAGACTCCTTGTCAATAGCTTGAGCCTTAAACAGATTGAATGCGAGAGACCGCATGTCTTCCATGAAGATGGGGCTGTTCGAGTGGGCATCCACCTTCACAACGTATTGACGGGTAAATTGTTCAGCAATGAACTTTTTCCCTTCAATATCAGTAAGATGGGTTGCATCGTAAGCCTGCATCAACTTCATGTAGAGGGTCGCCAACTTCTCAAGCGAATTCTCAACAATGAGAGCCCGCTTCTTGGCGCGAGATGAACCAAGGCGGGCAAGCTGGGAAGCGTGACCGGCAGAACGAACGCCTGTCTCGCCACGGCCCGACAAAACCTCGGAAATGCCTGACGCTTCGGCAAACATGGCGTCGATTTCCCTGATTTGCTCGTACAAGCTTTCAGGAAGATCAGGCGCCAGCCGCTCGATCTTGGTATTGGGCATATCACTTGCCAGAAGGCCGCCAGCGCGGTTCAGGGCAAAGTTCTTCTCGTCCAGAATTCCGGTAAAGCCCGTGAGGGCTGTTGGCGGGTTCACCTGTTTAGACAGAAGGTCCAGGATTTCGTTCATGCGCTTGTTACGCATGTCCTGAAGGAACATCAGGCGAGAAACTTCAGACTGACCCCAATAATAGTCGGGCATGGGGTTTGGCGCGATCTGAATGAATGGGCTCTCCCCTTTCAGGAAGAGCTTTTCGTTCTCTCGGTCGTAGATGATCACGTCTGGGTCGGCGCGCGTCACGATCTGGTAATCGTTGGTCTCGTCATTCCAGACGTACAGCTCAATCATCTCAACGGTATCTTCTTCGACTTCCGGCTTCATCCGGTTTTGGCCGTAAAGATTGAGATTGACGTTTCCGTACATGGTCGGATCAACCTGGCTCAAAATAATCCGGTCCACGCCGTTAGGCGAGTAGGCTTCAACGTGCTGAGAGGTTGTGACGCGCTGAACAATGCTCTCGCGTTTGGGGTGTTTGTAAAGCCGAGCAAACAGGTCGGACTTGGTTATGTAGTAGCTCTGGATGAACGCCTCTTGGCGATCAAGATAAGGGATGTCTTCCCGCAAAACGCCAAAGCTGCTGGGGTCAATGTAATAGGGATGGATGGCCCCATTCGACACAACCAGCTTGATGAACGCGGAATTGTAAACCATCGCCCAGGTCAGAGCAGTGTTGAAGACCTGATCAGCGTTGGAGTTGTTCCACTCGTCGTTCAGCGCCTGCTCAAGACGGGGGATGTACCTGTACTGATCCTCGTTGGCCGCAGCGCCCAGGTTGATCGAGAACCGCGTGGTGTCAGCCGAGTAAAGAAAGCTGACGAGCTGGTCGATGTGCGGGAATATCTTGTTGTACTGGGCGGGGCTCTCCTCGGGTGCGGACCCGAAGAGATAGTAGGACTTCAACGAGGAGTAGTCCGCGCGGCGGGTCTCGCGAGAGACCAAGCACTTGCGGATCAGGTCTTGATAGAACGACTCTCGGTCGTTGGCGTCCTTGGGAATGATCATTTGTCAAGCTTCAGGTTGTCGTGGTCAGCGTAGTAGCTGGCCGCCATTGGTCCGCGCGTGAGATTAGCATCTTTGGGGGAAAAGCCAACTTGCTCGTCTCTGACGGGCTTGACCATGCCGCCGAGCATACTTTGCATGTTGTATTTGCCCGCCTCGCCCCACATTACGGCGCTGCCGGGCCGATCAGCCGGGGGCTGTTCAGGAACCGGGGCGTTGTTGCGAGCCAAGTAGCCGGTCTGGTGCTCGCC